TTTCTTCATATTTATTCTTTAATATTTTATCCTTGATTGTATCTTTATCTTTTTTATTACCAATGTGTTTATAATACTTACACATCTTACAACCACAATTTAAATTCCATTTATGTAATCGATGTGGTTCCTTTTCTAATATGTGTTTTTCTCCTATTATTTCTTCATGATGCCAACTTTTAACTTTTTTTAATCTTTGTTTTATTTTTCTTTTTAGTTGATGAATTCGAAAACTTTTGGTCCTCATATATTTTATCGATAATACCAAATTTCAAAGCTTCTTCACTAGTAATGAATTCGTCTAAATTTGAATTCATATATTTATCAATATCTTTTTGAGTCATTTTTGTTCGACTCTTTAATATTGATATTAACACATTATTCGTTTTTTGTAAATGTTCTGCATCTTTTTGGTATTGAGAATTCTTAGAATCTGAATATGATGCAACCTCATGAATACGAATTTCTGAATGTTTTAATGCTGCTCTATGACCTGGATGACCACATAATAATAAAAATGCACCACAACTATATGCTTTACCTAATACAACTGTTTTAATAGTTTTACGAGTATTATTTATTATACCAATCAATGGAAACAAAGCATTGACATCTCCACCATTACTATTAATAAAAATTGTTATAGTATCAACAGTTTTATCAACTGCTAATTTCATTAATTTAAATGCCACATTTTCTAATAAAACCGAATCAAAGTTTGAATTAACTATAACCATACCTTCTTTTGCATATTCTTCCCTCCGTTTTAAATTCTCCTCAAGCATCTTTGATGAATCTTCTATCATAATTCTTTTTGTAAAATTTTATTTAATATCTTATTAAAATTTGGTTTTGGCTCAAAACCTAATAATATTTTTGCTTTACCAGTGTATGCAAACGAATCAAAAACATCTTCTTTGGGAAGTGGTAAATATTCTACGTCAACATTTTTACCTTTTGCCTTATTATAATTAACAAATGTTCTAAAAACATCTTTTAGATATATCTGTTCTGAACCACCTAAATGCAATGTAATTGAACTAACCAATATTTCTCCACGCTCTATTTTCTTCATCAAAACAATTAGTGCATTTACTAAATCTTCAACATGAGTATATCCTCTAGTAGTTGTCCCATCTCCATAAAATGATATTGGTAAACCTTTTTTTATCTGATGAATCCATTTATAAATTACCATATCTGGTCTTCCATTTTCACCATATACAGTAAATGGTCTAATAATAAAATATTTCTCAGTACACTGCGAAACAATTTGTTCACCAGCTACTTTAGTGATTGCATATAAAGATTTTGGATTGTATTGCATTTCTTCTACTAATCCATTTTCATCATCTCTTGGATTGCCACCTAATACTGATGAACTACTAAAAAATATCAATTTGACTTTATATCTATTACATAAATCAACTATATTTTTGGTTCCTAATACATTAGTTGAAATATATTCATCTGGGTATTCTTCACCTCTTCTAACTCCAGCAAGTGCTGCCATATGGACAACAAAATCATAATTTCCTGCTTCGATTACTTTCTCTAATCTTAATTTATTCCTAACATCGTCTCCGTTTATTAAATCATAACCATCCCATTGTATTCCTGAACCTTTTAATTTATTAATCAAATGAGTACCAATAAACCCTTCATGACCAGTAATTAAAATTTTCATATGTTTATTTTAAATTATGTTTCTTTTTATATTCTTCACTATTTACATAACAATCTTTAAAAAAACTTTCTGGATTTCTTTCTTGATTTATTTTCTTTTGTTCTCTTCTAATCTGATTTTCTCTTATTTTATTCATTTGGTCAATTTTGAATTGAGTACTTACTATATAAATTGGATACGCTTTTAAATCTGGTCTAAACTCAACATACTTACTTTTGCCCTTTACTCTAAATTCTTTTTTTATTAATGTTTTCATATTATTTAAAATACTATTTTTGCTATTATATATGACCCAATAATACTAGCAATTATTATAGCAATATATCCCACATTTTTATGATTTAATATCCTATATCTTGTAAAAATTTTCTTAAAATAGATAATGGATGTCTAAATTTATATTCAATTATAAATCCTTTATAATTCTTTTTAGTCAATTCTTGACATTCTCCAGGTTTTGAAATTAATTTAAAAACCCCGATAATAATTCGACGACCCTCAAATGTTGCATAATCATCAGTATATTTACAAATAAAACTCAATTTATTTAATTGTGGTCTTGTCATAATTTTATAATTTCTTCAATGATAATATCACAACCTTTTAATCCTTTTCTTAATTCTTCTTCTGCTACTTTTTTATCTTTAGCCTCTATAATCCTTGAGTGTTCACCAGTTGATAATAATCTTGTACCTTTGACGATTGTATAATCGATTTGAAATATCATATTTTTCTTGCAATTATCATACCTCCAACAAGGTTTGATACTGCACATTGTTTCATACCTTCAAGACTTATAAATTCTTGAAATTTATTAAAACCATCTTTAGTCATTTCTCGATTAGTAAAACTCTCTACATTAAATCCATTCTCTTCTAATATCTGGATAATACCATTAGGCGTATATCTCAGATAATCAAAATCTTCTGGTTTATGCAGCGGATACAAGAAATGAAAAGATAGATATAATAATCCTCCTCTTTTTAGAAACTCATTACAATTTTCTATTGCTATAACTGGGTTCCAAACATATTCAAGAACTTCTAACATAAAGATTGAATCAAAGTGTTCGTAATATTCCATGTCTACTATTTTAAATCTTTCAACATCTGGAAAGTCTTTAGAATTATGAATCCATGCAATACTATCATTGATATTAAACTCTATATCTGCTTTTTGTTTCTGTTCATGGGGCTGTTTTAAATCTAACAATTTATATTCTTTAACATCCCAACTTTTAGTTCTTTTATTTACAGGTAATTGACAACCACCAATATCTAAAACTGCATCAGCTTTTATATCTAATGTCTTTAACCAACTTTCTAATTGTTGTCTTGAATAACTACTCATAGCATCGGGTAAGAGAATCGAACTCTTCCAACAACTTTTGGAGGGTCGTTCGCCGGCCTTGGACATGCCCCGACTTATTTTTTCTTAACACGAACCCAAACTGGGAAAACTGGATCGATACCCTGTATATCACAAAGTATTGAAATTATAACTCTTGTTAAATTAAAAAACCAACTAAAATATTTCCATTGCCATTTTTTTTCAATTGCAATAAGTGCTGCAGTTGGGTCATCTGGCACTTCTACTGGAAATATATGATAAACATATCCTATCTTCATAAACGTGATTGAGTTTCTTTCATCTTAGTATCACCATTGACTTTAATATAATTTAAATACCATTCTATTTCTTTACTAACTGCTGCATATTCATTTAAATTTTTAGTTGCTTCAACAACTCTTTCAATCTTAGTATTTAGTGTATTTATTAATTCTATATCTTGTTCTTTAATATCCTTTGATCGTTCATCTGCAATTTGTTTTCTTAAAGCTTCCTCATTGCCAAGATGCTTAATAACTTTTTGAAAGTAATCCATATCCATTTCAAGGGAAATCAATCTTTCTATTCGATTTAATCTAATTTTGCGTAATAAATATTTCCTATATAGCCATTTAAACATATTATTTTTTTATTAATTTATTAAATACTTCATAATATTCATTTGCCATTTCTTGTATCGTATATGGCTTATCATAATGTTTACTGATTACTTCGAAGGTTCCACCTTCTAGATTTGCTAAAAGTACTTTACAACCACAAGCCATTGCTTCTGCTACAGTATTAGGACTAGCATCTGCATAGGCTGGAAATAAAAGATATTTACATTGACGCATAATATCTCCAAGTTCTTCTCTATCCTCAGTTGGTGGAATATATACGATTTTTTCACCATTAAAAAAATCAAAATTATATTCAATTAATTCTGGACTAAAATTACCCAGTATGAAAAATTCTACATCCTTATTAAGTTTTGACCTTTTATACATGTGCATTGCTGCCTCTGTAAATCTTTTGTTCTCATCTCTATTATATTGAACAAATAAATATCGTTCAGGTCTAGTTTTTGGGTCATCATTATATCTAAAAAAATCAGTATCTATACCATTATAAATCACAGAATTACCACCGACATATGTGTCATGGATATTATATCTCTTTGCCTGAAATCCAAAGAACATGCATTTACTATTAACGTTATCTCTTAACCAATCACCAACATACTCTTGAGCCCATTCTGATTGAAAAATAATATAGTCTGCAATTAATGCTAAATCCCTCATTTTACTAAATGCAGTTCCCCTGTTTCTACTATCCTTTGGCATGTTATCTACTCTTAAAACTATCTTTCTTCCTGCTTTTTTTGCTGCATACATTTCATCTCTATCAGTCATCGTGACTCCAGTAATTAAAATAACATCACATGCTTCCCAACAATCTACAATCTTCATTTTCGATGCATCTAAACCTTTTGTGAAATTATGTAAAAAAGTCCAACCACCACCACAAGATTGTTTACTATTATTTGGAAGATAAATGTTTAATGGTTTCATAACAATTTTCAATATTATTATTTATATCGTGTTCCCAAAATCTCAATACTCTATACCCCTGCTTAATTAATTTTTTCGTAACGTTCTTATCTTTTGCCCAAACCTGTGATGCTGTAATATGATTTATTATAATATCAGTAGCTTGATATTTTGATGGATTAGCATGCCAATAATCTCCATCACAGAAAATACAGATGTTTGGTTCAATAAATATATCTGGTTGTCCAATTAATCGTTTATGTTTACTATATTGAATTCCAGCAACTGTTAATCTATTCTGTAATAACCTTTCAATTTTAGTATCTTTGGTTGGTAATATCTGTCTCAACCTAGCAATTCTAACTTTATTACAAACTTCTTTAGTCATCCCTCTTTTAGTTGCGATACTAGTCTTCAATCGATTTTTATTATCTTGAAAATATCTTTGCACTGATTTTCGAATCTTATCTTGAATTTCTAGTTTACTAGCAGGACTTCCATATTTTAACAATTGTTCTCTTGCAGAATTACTCCGTATTTTATGTATACATTCTTTACTACCACATGTTTGTCTAATCTTTTTATTTTTATATGGTTTTCTTTTGATTTCTTTCTGACAAATATAACAAAGTCTTAACATAATAATATTTAATAGTTATAATATTATTATATCATACTTCTAGATATTTGTAAAATGTCCAATCCCCTCTACACTCATTTTAGAATTGTTTGGTAAATATACTTTAATCATATTAATCTATTACAACCCAATCAATACCATTTAAATCTCCATCGTTAATAATCCACTGATAATTCTTTCCATCTAGTTTATGAAGTGAAAGAATACCTTCATTTACAAAACCATAATACTCAATATTAGCCCATTCCATTCTTGTAATCTTTTTACCTGCAATTATATCTTTCATTATTGTAGGAAAATCCACACCAGTAAGAACTGTTGCTTTTTTAACTTCATGAGGCAATGGACTTCTTGTAATCACGTCAATAATTTGTTTCGTTAATCCCATAAATTTTTTTATTAATCCCATAAAGCCCCAAAATATTCAACAAACAAATGTGCTTTCTTTTTTGCCTCATCATGTTGTTTATTGAATTCGTCAAAAATTGGGTTGGGTTTATTCTTATTTTTAATATAATATTCAGTCATTAACTCGTCATAATTTACTAAAAATTCAAATCCTTCTATCATGTCATCTAAAGTCTTCTCCCATTTTGCAATTTGCTCTTCATTGCTTAATTTATTTGGTCCTTCAAAATCATCTGGACTTAACACAGGATAACCACTTCTATCCATTTTTTTAAAAGCTTTGAGATATCTTAGAATATATTCACCTAAATGATAATGTAATTCCCAAAGATATGGTCTGTATACTCCTGTTTTTAAAGAAATAATACGATATTTAATTTTACGAAAAAAATACATCAGGTCTGAATAGTACCGAGGTATTGTGTATTTAAATATGTCAGTAAATCTTTCCATATGTTTCTATTATATCATACTTTTAAACACTTGTAAACTGTTTAAAATAGTTCAATACTTTTTTTACCAATTAATTAATCTATGCATCTTTCGATAATAAATCTTCGTATGCCTCAATTACTGCAGACTCTATTTCATCTCCGAGTTCTTTAGTAATAGGATGGAAGATATTAATTACATTGATTCCGGATTTCTTATTAGGATAAGTTATCCGATATCCACCCTTTAACTTTGTGTAAATGCCAATTGAACCAATGTAGAACTTTTCGTCAATTACTACACTTGCTAAGGCGACTAATCCTTCCTTTGGTCTTATCGGTATTACATTTACTTCTGATACTTTACTCATATATTCCTTTCGTTGTTATACCCCGGTTTTAAATACTAGTCTATCATGAAATTCTGCTTTCTTTGCATCATTCCAATGTGCTACAGGTCTCATATAGCCACAGACTCTAGAATAAACTTCACAGGGTTGTCTTTTTAATTTTGTCTTAACAGGAGCCGTTGTTGACATTCATTTTGTTTTAGTTTGTAAGATACTATCTTCAATAGTTATACAATTTTGATTAGTGCATCCATTAACTCCATGAATTTACTCACAGATTTAATTTCAATAAGTTTCTTGTCTTTCAACATCTTTATAATCTCGTACGCCTGTTTACCTTTATCTAGTGCCCGTTCTTGAATATACACTGGGTAATATTCTTTTATGACACCCGGATAATAGTAATTGCTCCACCAATCCCAACAAGTTAATTTTTGTGGATAATCTGCAACCCACGTTTTGTTATCAAGCATGTTTGCAGTACCCGAACTCTCAAGATTGATTGATTCAGTACCAACTGCATAGTTTACAGAAATACCAGATGCACTAAAATTTAAGTTATTATCTACTTGACAATTAAGCATTGACATTGCTTGTTCTTTATTTTCATTCATATTTTTTGGTGTTAGGGCATATATGACCTAACAACATTAGTTAATAAATTACAACCGTCTCTACTATAGTCAACACTTATTTTTTTAATTTCTTCAACACCTCTTCTATTTTAATGTACAAATCTAATAGTGAACCATCATTTGTAATCACAAAGTCTGGTTGGATTAAGTCCATTTCAGTCTCAGATATATGAGAATCTTTTGAAATTGAATCACGTTCGATTCGTATTATAATACCTTTTTGATTTCTTATTGTCTCCGCTTCATTTAAAAATCTACAATCATCTACCACTACATCTTCATTCAAACTGAACAGATATTTATTTACCCACCGATTTACCCAATAAAATTCATTATCTCTCCGTCTTACATTAGTCCCATAATTCTGTAATAGTCTTCTAACTAATGGTGTTTTCTGTTTGAACAACTCTCTAGGTTCATAATTCATTCCGGGTGAAAATGTTATCTTATGAATCTCTTCTAATAAGTCTGGAAACTTTTCAATAAGTTCTTCAATCAAAGAATCTTTAAAATTAATTCTAGCAAAACCTCTACCAACAAGATAACTGGCTGCTTCTGTTTTACCCGATTGTTTTTTACCTGTTAGTGCTATCAACATATTCTTTATAAGTTTTCACTTTATAAGTTTTTAAGAACTCTGTTAATTCTTGGTCTGTTTTAAAATGATATTCATTCTGCATAAAACCCTGAATAAATTCCCAACCATCTTTATAATAACCAAGGGTTATCCAATCGTATCTGCTGTCTTCAGCAATTCTTTTATAATCTTTTAATATATCACAATCATTAACTTTTACTTCATGAACTGTTGTAATTACTTCTTTTGTCATCTTATTAATTACCTCGTCTTGATAGAGTCTTGTAGAGATAACCTGTATACCAAGTATTATTATTACTACAATTATACCACCACAGCCAACAATAGTCGCTAATACTTGTACGACATCAGATATTTTATTAAACGTTGATACTTTCATATTACATTTTTTATTAAATTATTATTACATTGTGCCACTAATAAGTGGCAAATATCTAATAACAATTATTTTTTCTCTTCTTTCTCTTTATCTTTTAACATGTCATCTACTACTTCTTTCTTAAAATCTACTGCATACTTCTCATGAAGCAACCAAGACATGAATACAACGATACCATCAACAGTTAGCATGTCATCACCATTTGTGATTCCTGCTTTTCTAAAACTTTTTTGTGGCTCTTTTGTCAAAGCCAAAATAAACTTTTCTTTTAATCCATCCATACATTTATTGTTAATTAAATTAATTTCATCTTCATAAACTCCACCCCCATTATCTAAATAATAAATTGCTCCGTGTGAATTATACGAGGGTGCAGTTTGAGTAATTATGCCAATATAACCACTCGGTCTAGAACCATTAATACAAATACCGTCTTTCATTTGAACTTTGTCACCAATTTTAAATTTCATACATTTATCAGTTAAATTATTTAATATCATATTGACCTGCTACTTCTAGCAGTCTAATTAAAATTTCACCAACATTCATTCCCCTTATCTCACAGGTCTTTATTTCTTTCTCCATTAACTTGTTATATTCTGTTGCAGTTATTTTCTTTCGTTTAAACCGTTGGCTCATATAGTCTTCATTATTCCACTTATATATTTAAAAACTTTCTCTAAATTAACCCATTCATCAAACATCTCTATTTCCCAACCGTGTCCCCATATATGAAAACAACCATCTGATGCCTTTGCTAAATCGTATAGATTCTTAGATACATCGACCCATGGTATTCCCTTATATTTATCTTTATTTGGATATGCATGAACTGATGTTTGTTTTTGAAATGGACTTAAAGTTCTATCATAAGATAGAATATTAGTAGTCCTTGCTTCTTTGAATCCTAGTTCTTTTAAAATTTCTATTGTTGTTTTATTATATCTACCTCTTGGATAACAGAATGTCTCAATCTTTTTACCAATTATTTGTTCTAAGAAATTCTTGTTTTCTAATATCTCGTCATATTGTTCTTGTCTTGTTAATAGTTTTAAATCTGCTGGATGTGAATTAGTATGACATCCTATTGTAAACCCCATGTCGTGTAGTTTCTTTATATCTATCGGGAGTATCTCACAATTCGTAGGGATGTAAAATGTACCTGGCAAATTATACCTTAACAATAACTCTGCTATCTTAAAATCTTGTTCACTCCCATCATCCCAAGATGTTTCTATTAACATAATTTACTCATTAGACTCTAATACTATTTTAACATAATATTCACCAAATATGACAGTATCAGTTTTTCCATGTTCTAAAACTTGTTTCACTTTGACATTACAATTTTTACTTTCAAGTTTTAATGCAGTCAACTCACTATGAATCTTATCATTAAGTTGCTCATTTGTATCATAATATATTTCTACTATTTTAATCATACCATTTTTGTACTATAACAAATAGTACCATTATCATAGTAAATAATAAACCAATTGCAAAACTCAGCCAAATTGGAGACAATACCCACCACCATGACCAATTAATTACATGCCCTAATTTTAATCCAATAAATAATATTGTTAATAATCCAGCAAAACCAATTCCATTACTAGGTGTTTTATTTATCATATGTTTGGTCATTATATTTAGTCGAATAAAACTTTTGATGATATTTCACTGCTTGACATTTATATGAAATATATTCTTTTAAAAACTTTCTTAATTTTGGTCTAAATCTTAAAAACTTAAATTTGGGAGTTCTCGGTGGTTCAATCCAATCTACGATGTATTCAATGTTTTTAAACCTATCTATATACTGTCGTATGAATCTTTTAACGTCCCAGTACGTACCTGATTCATTTGTTTTTTTATTACGGTAGATATTATGTGTGAGAGAAACGTAGACTAACCCGTTAACTAAATACGTATCATTATATACATGAGCAATCTTATATCCTTCGTATTTTAATTCTAATAGTCTTTTAGACCGTTCTTCTACTCTTATCTTACGCCGTTGTTTTTGTTCGGCAGACATAAGCGTTAAATTACTATTCCCAATAAGTCATTCCATTATCACATTGATAACCAGTTTTGCCTGGTATAAATACAGTACTCATTCCACTATCTTTACCAGATGCAGGACCAAACCCTATTGAACCTGACATTAGTCCAATTTGATGACAGTGTTCGTCTAACCACTGTACTCTATCAAATGATAATTTTAAAAGAAAAATAAAAAAACCAACTACTATTATACTGATTAAAACAAACCCGACGGTTTTTAAAGTTTTTTCTTGCATAAATTATTTATTTTAAATTTTACTGCTTCCCAAAGAGCATCTACTATTTCGTCTCTAGTAAATGAGTTAAATACTTCTGAATTCTTTGTTGAAATATAATATCGAAGAGTTCCTTTATCTGATTGACTAATAATAGAAACAAAATCATCACCTAAAAACTCTATCATCTGACCAATATTAGGACTAAAGTTATTATTAGACCAATCATGTGGTGTTTGTAATTTTTCTACTTGACTCAATTCATCCCATTGTTTTGATGTTATACAATTTTTCATACATTTTTTATTATTAATTTATATACTTATCATACCATACTTTTGTTAAAATGTAAATATCTCAGGAATGCCGCCTTTATTGAATATATCTCTTGCTAATACTGCATAGTTTAAAGTATGTCTGAAATGGTCTTCTCCAGTCTTCAAGTATTCTGCAATTTTATCACCGTGTTTGTTCTCTCTTATTATCCTAATTAAATTTCTTAAATGATTTTTAAAATCTGGATAATCGTTTAAGTTCTTTGGGAGTTCTAATAACTGTTGTTTGATTACATTTGTCGAAACATCTAGACTCATAGTTCTACCAGTATTGACTTTAAGAACATCTTTCTGCCACCATTCACCTTTTTTGAAATTAGCAGTGTCTGTATACCAACACAAATAGTTCTGACCTTGTGCACCTCTTGCAAACTTCTCAGATGACCGAGGTTCTGGTGCACCATCTATAACTGTACAAACTGCATTATATTCTTTTGCTATTAAAATTAAATCATCTACATCCTTACATGTTCCTGCCATTATTAGTCTCTTATCGTCAATGATTGAATAATGAAATAATGTACCAACATCTATTCCCATATAAGTTCTCATCTTTTCATACTTATACGGAATCGTATAGTCTCTAATACAAGCAGTTAAATCTGCATCAGAAATCTTTGCACCCTTTGGCTCATAAGGTAATCCAAGTATTTGATTGAAAAATTGCATGACTTCAAATTCTGAAGTCTTTTTAGATTCCTCTATTATCTCTTTGATATTTAAATACGGTGAATATAACTGACTAATATGATAGCCTCTAATACTGGATGTCGGATTATTAGGAATCCATTTCATTTCACATTCCCAAGGAACTATTTGTTGTCTGCATTTCTTACAAACTAATAATTCTTTTTCTTGGTCTACATTTGCAAAGAAATCTAATACTTGGTCTTCTCCACAATGAGTACATTTTAAATGACAATAATGTTGGTCAGATTCTTGAAACTTTAAATCAATACCAAAGTTAGGAATAGTAGGAGTACTTGCCCATCTAATCCATCTTCGTTTACTATGCTGGAGTCTCTTATTAAAATACGGTACATTCTCTTGTACCATTCTGTCCAATTCATCTACAAAGACTGCATCTGCTGGAACTGATGTTATTTGAGTAGCAGAATTTGAACCCCTAAAGAATACAAATCCTTTACTCATCTTTTTTAAAGCCACTTTATCTGCATGCTTTGCCTCTGTCTTCTTTGCTCTACCAGATACATTTGAAAGATACTTGTTATTATTAATCGGACCATCTATTCTTGTTTGGACTAAATCACTAACTGTTCCAGATGATGGAAATAAGTACAAAGCATTCTCAATAAATTGGTCTACTAACCAAAGTGCCTCTGTAATCATTCTTTCAGTAAATCCTGATTGAGCACCTTTTTCATATACAATTTCACGAGATTGGTCATTGTATATCTGTTCTAAATATTTATGTTGTTTAAAATCTAATGGTTGATTTCTCGATGTCCAATACTTTTTTATCCAAAGTCTATAGGGTTCGTATCCTAACTTAACTTGGAGTTCCCTCAGTTTTTGCTCCTTCAATCTTCTTGCTTTCAATGTCTTCAAGTATTCTAATCTCTTCATCGAGTTCATCATCACCAAGTTGTTCGAATTCATTTGTTTTTGATTCTTAAATAGTTATTCCTTGAACTGGTCGACCAAATGTTCTATCTAGTAGACTATCAATTGCTCTACCATCTGAATCTTTAGTCGTTATAAAATAATATGTAGTGTCATTATTAACTGGTTCACCATCACAGTCTAACCAATCTAAATAGTCTATTATCTCTTCTATATTATCCACTACTACTGGTCTTTGTTTTTGCTTATTTCCTTTACCATCTATTACAGTATCTATTCTAAATAAAAATGTATTACCCAATGCTAACTTTAACTGTGCATTCGCTAATCTATCTGCATGTGCTAATATTCTTTTTTCAACAGCTCTTCTTACCTCTTCTTTTTTTAAAGTAGAAATATTTCTAACACCCAATCGTCTTCCTGCACCATCTCTAAAACCTCCCCAATTTGACTTTTTCTCTATTTCATTATTTGAATTCAAGTTATCAATTGTTTGTAAGTGTTTATCATTTGAACTATCACCATTATTATTCTCTATATGTTCTTTTAACTCTTCTGTCATAAGTCTTGATTCTTTTTATTTTATCTTAGGCATTGCTTGTCCCGTTTAGAGCAAACAAAAACACACCAACATTATCTACTAGTGTGCACAAATTACTTCTATACTTTTTATAAATCTTCTATACATATGACTTGATAATTGATTTCTTTAACTTTTGATTTCTTTTGATTGTCTCGCAAATAATATTCTCTACTCAACGTGTCGAAAAATTGAGTAAAGAACCTTGTAAATAGCTCTACAATTAAGTAGAGAATACTATCCCTGAGACCTGTGTCGGAATCGAACCGACGGTTCCAATTTTGCAGACTGGTGCCTTAACCACTTAGCTAACAGGCCAATGTGGATAGGGGAAGATTCGAACTTCCGAAGGCCCTAAGGCCACTTGGTCTACAGCCAAGTCCGTTTGACCACTCCGGTACCTATCCATTATTGTACTCTAGATAGGATTCGAACCTATACTTCACTGCTTTTGAGGCAGTTCCCTCTACCTGTTGGGGCACTAGAGCATTCTAGCGGAGAGTATAAGATTTGAACTTATGTGGCTTTTATACCGTCTCGGTTTAGCAAACCGGCCTCTTAACCTGTCTCGAGCAACTCTCCATTATGCGGAGAGAGTGGGATTCGAACCCACGGGTCTTTCGACCTCTAGTTTTCAAGACTAGTCCAATAAACCAGACTCTGGCATCTCTCCATGTACCCGAAGAGAGATTCGAACTCTCACTAAATAGGTCTTAAGCCTATTGACTCTACCAGTTGGTCTATCCGGGCATTTAATAGTACCCGAACTGGGATTCGAACCCAGAGTTTACTGCTTCTAAGGCAGATATGTTTACCAATTTCATCATTCGGGCATAAATTATATACAATAATAACTGAGTTGCAAATAACTCAGTGACGAAGTACATAAATTTAGACCGAATTGATTATTCATATTTAATTGTTAATCATTCGCACTCATATAATTTACTCAATTTTCCAATCTATAAATGTCAAATTGCAAATATAAATTGAAAAAACAGTGTTTTTCACCAATTCCTCAGAATTAGAAAATCAAATAAACTATTTGTTCCAGAGCCAGGATTCGAACCCGGATTAAATGGTTCAAAGCCATTTGACATACCATTAGTCCACTCTGAATTGATTGCTTCAGAGACTGGACTCGGACCAGTATTAGATGGTTAACAGCCACCTGTTCTACCCTTGAACTACTCTGAAATATTTGTCAGAGTGGAGGGAGTTGAACCCACATCATACGGGCCCAGGCCGTACGTGAAACCGTTTCACCACACTCTGCTATTTGAGTGATGTAGGGGATTCGAACCCTCTTCTAGCGGTTCCACAAACCGATGTGCTAACCATTACACTACCATCACATAATTAAAATACCTGTCCCGGATTGGGATGGTTATTATTATGATTTGGTTGTTGTGTAATAAATTTCATATATTAATATTTATAACAAATAGGTTGTCAACATCATTACATGTTGTCATCAGCCCCTTTTTCGATTTATTATAAACTACTTGTTGCAGGGATGGGAATTGCACCCACGTTATTCTTGGTTATGAGCCAAGCAAGCAACTACTGCTTTACCCTGCTATGATTTCTTTTTGCAATACTTATCTTTTTTCGAACTTCTAGAGTCATTCCAGCTTTTGTAGCAATACTTATTTTAATATGGTTTTCTGGATTTTTAAACCATTTACGTCGAATATCTCCTAATTTCTTTTTGGTTAAATCAGAAAGAACACGTCTTCGATTTGCTTCACTAATCTTTTTTCTTGCTTCAGCAGAAATAATTCGACCTCTAGCTTTTTCACCGATAATCCTTTTAGTTTCATCAGAATGGTGTCTCCCCATGAAAGTTGCTCCACCATGTCCACCTTTTGCAATATTTACACAATTCACATCAGTTATATCTACAAGTTCCTTTTCTTTCAAAAATGCTTCTTCTTTAGTATCAAATTTAAACAATATCTCTTTTTTAAAATTATCAATTCCATATTTAGATATCATTCTCCGAACAATCAATCCTGAACCAAAATATCTATCATTCTCATCTTCGGTCTTATGAACCCCAATATAATATCTAGAATCTCTAGAATTTGTAATTTTATAAACCGTATACATACCGATTCACTTACCAGCTGTGATAGAATACTTCCCCCTCAACATAATATATATAAAATTATTTCCGTACTGCAGGTCGAGGGGTTTGGCTCCAACTATTATTATAGTTATCCAAGTATTTTTAGCAGACTAGAAAATAATCTATCCTCAGACAATGCTGAGAAGGGAGTATTCTATTAATATTGACTTCCCATATATATACATTATATCATACTTTACGATATTTGTAAATACTTTTTATAATATTTTTGATACTCCTTTTATTCTTTTCTAAATTTTCAGAATACCAGGTTGTCATTTTCTGTAAAGCATCTTCAATTGTATTTCCTTCAACTTTTTTTTCAATTTTAGATTTCAATATTGTTAAAGTTAAAGTAGCAAGATATTTTCCAGTATATGAACTATAGAATATTGAGACATCTTGACCATTTAAAATTGAATAATCGTTTTTTACATCACTCATAATATTAATAATTTAATAATAAAAATCCATCTTTTTTAATTCCCCACCCTTTAATCTGTTTAGAATCAAATGGTTGTGTTATTATATGCCAACCATGTTTTGATTCGTATTTCAATAATGGTTTAGTAAGTTTAAACAATTTATCTTCGTATTCTAATATTTTCTTTTCATCTTTAGTATCTATATCAATTAAAAAATTAGAACTTTCTCGACATTGGTGCAACATGAATGAACTTAGAAATCTCTTCTGTATATTAAAATAAAAATTATCTCTTTCTATTTCTGAATAATAGTCAGTCTTCAATATATTATATTTAAAATTAAACAATACTTCATCAATATTTCTTGAGTTAACACTAGAATAAATTCTATAGTCTGGTTGTGTTTTCTGTATTTCTAATAAGTCTTTTATTGTTCTTTCAAACTCTTCAGAATTTGATGTAATTTTTTTTATTGCAGTAGTATCTCTAAATCCTTCATAATCATTACCTTCGTGCTTCATTCGTTTAATCAACATGACTAAACGATATCCTTCTGTAAAATCTTTGAATTTTAACATTATTTCAGATGCTAACATACTACAGACTTTAATTTTAATCGTTTTAATTGTCCTTGAATTCTTCTTCTCAAAATAACTTCTGGTCGTTTACTATATTTTTTTTGATATTCCTTTACTTTTTTAGCAACATCTGGTTTCTTGTAATATTCAATCTGTCGTTTTCTATTTTTTTCTTTTATATCTGGTCTTTGATTGTATTTTTTAGAATATATTTTTTGTTTTTCTTTAACCTTTTCAAGATTATTATGTCTCCATTTCTTTCCAGATGTTTTATTCTGTAATCTTCTAATCGGTGATGTATGATATTTTATTAATGAATAACATCTTGAACAATATCCATGACCAGCGTGTTTCTTTTTAGTAGTTCCACAATTTTGACAACATGGCCAAGATACACACCATTGTTCTTTATTTTTCTTTTTTATTAATCTTTTTTCTTCTAATACTTCTATTTTTTTTGCATAATTCTCTAAACTTCCATGAATTTTTATTATTCTATTCAATGTTCTATCTTCTTTAACTTTACTTGTTTTTTCTTTACCAATCTCTCTAACACAAATCTGTCTAATTCTTTCTCTTGTAATTCCATATTTTTTACCGATTTCATTTAATGATAGACGTCCAGATTGATATAATTGAGAAATTTCTTTATTTCTATTAGTTAATTTTAAATTACGACCACCTTTACTTTTTTTATTAAATAGATTAAATATAAACATACTTTTTTTTAATTTAATGGGAGAAAAGTCGTAAGAGAAACAAAGTGCTCTACTACTGAGCTACATATTCCGAAGAATATGGTTGGATTTGCACCAACGGCCACTCTCTTAGAAGGAGAAGTATCTCTTACATCACTGCCCAATATATAAATTTATTATTTACTGTGGGGAAAATTTGTATGGCTTTTTATAATAACATATTTTGGATTGTAATTGAAGAAGTCCATACATCACCGCCAACGTTTTATTTATATTTCAATTTTCTTTATTTCTTTAATTAATGCATTCTTATCTGATTCTAATAATTTCATTACATCAAATATTTTATCAGAATATCCTGCTAAACAGAAAACTCTATCTTCTGGTAATTGTAGTGTTCCATATCCTTCTAAATCAAATGAATAAATAAATGGATTTGCACCTGTTCTTTTCTTATAAGCTTCAAAATCTTTTACAGGACTATCATATCCAATCCAACCTTGCATATCTGATAAAATTATAATTCTATCATATATTTTATTTGCAGTCTTAAATATTGAATGAAAATCTGTACCACCGCCTGTTGCTCTATCTACTAATTTTTCTGCTATTGATGATGCAGTATCATCAGGATTTAATCGTGAATATTTTGCATCACTTGCAAACGTCATCAAATCTGCATCATTAACCTTATACAAAACTGCAGCAAAGATTGAACCAATTTCAATTGGTTTTCCACTCATGCTTCCAGATTCATCTACTACAACAAGAGTTTTTCCATCAAATTTTGGAACATTTGATAATGATATTTCTAATGCTTTACCCAATGCTTGAATTGTCTTTCTATCTGAAACTTGACTTATTGCAGTTTGAAATCGAAATGGAAATACTAATGATTTTTTAATTAGTTTTTCATCTGTTAACTGTTTTAATGCTTCATCAAGTAATTCTGGTGCTTGACTTTCAAGATTTCTTAAATTTCTTAACAGTGCAAAATATCCAAGTTTTTTATTTTCAATTAAATCTTTCCAACTTTCTTTTTTCAATTCTGATAATTTTTCTGCTTTTTCAGTTTCATCCTGTATTTCTTTAACTTCTTGACCGGCTTGAGTCAATTTTGCTTCCCATGTTTCAGTTGATTTAAGTTTACCAGACATTAATTTCTTTAAAATCGATTCATTGTCTTTACTTGGTTTAGTATGAGTTAAATTAACTAAATCAACCATTTTAACATCACTTCTTGAACCTTTATATTTTGCTAATTGATAACCATTAAAATTATTAACTGCGTTTGATAAACCTTTTTTCAATTGATTTGCAATAGATTTATCCATTACATTTTTAATATAATATGCTAAAATTTCTAATGCGTCCTCTGTTCGAAATACTACTTTAGAAATAAATCTTTTAGCCCACGATTGACCTTGTAATATAGATTTATCTCCAGTCTTTCCAAATAGTTCTGCAGTTAATGCATGCGTGATTGACCGCATACCAAATTGTTTTCTTGCATAAATTGCTGCTTGAGCAACAAATTTTTTATCATTAATCAAAACTAAATTCTTCAATCTAGTAAGTTGGTCTTTTGCAGATTCATAGAATTTATCATTAACAAATGATGTTAATAGCAATGATATTAATTCTAATTCTGGTGATTCTTTAAATGCTTCGCCACCTGCTAAATTTTCAGTTTTTGTTCCTGTTGATTTTTTACGAAATTTCATAATGTTGGAGAAAGTTATACAGAGAGTTTTCGAATATCTGAAGTATCTCTATATTCACTGCCAATTAATTTTTAAAAATAGGGAAATATAATTTGAGTTTTTTTCGCCAATGAAGTAGCTCAAATTTCACCGCCAATATATAAAGTTATAATTTCTAATCGGAGAATCATGATAAGGGATTGTAGATGTTTTAACGCAGTTTTACAACTTCGGACCTTGTTTAAAGACGAAGTCTCCCGTCTGAGAATTTTGTTTTCTAAAGCATGCTCTAGAGTTAGATTTCTCAAACTACACCATGGTAATTATTGTTTCCGATATATTAATCAGATTACTCTAATTGAAGTAGCCCTTACCTCACTGCCGATGTATTTTTATTTATTTAAGTTAATGAACGGTACTGTAGCATTTGGTATCATCTGAACTGGTAATACACCATTCCATTTTTCAACTGCTTTTAAGTTAACATATTCTGCTCCACCTTGAGACTGAATTGCCTCTGCTTGTATTTTAATTGCCTCTGCTTCACCTTTTGCCTGTGCAATTCTCTGGTCAGCTTCATATTTACTCTGTTCCAATTTATTTTTAGCAGCTAGAGCATTTTGTTCCGCCGTGACTTTTGCCTCAATAGCTTTATTAAATGACTCAGAGAAATCAAAGTTAACAATTGATAATTCATCAGTTATTATGTATTCTTTTGCCAATCTATCAACTAAAAGTAATTTTATTTCTTCTTTAACTGTTTGTCTTTTCGTGACTAATTCTTCTGCTGTATATTTAGCAGTTATAGCCTTAATGGCTTCTTGAATTGCTGGATCGATAATCCTTATCTTATAATCACTACCAACGTTTTGCCATAATTTATTTACGTATTCTGGATTAAGGTGATAATTTAAAGCAATCTTAGTCGTGACAGTTTGTAAATCTTTTGAAGCAGCAGTTGCATCTGCTTCTTCTTTTTGTATTTTGACATCTAACTTTTCTACTTTTTGTTTAACTGGTACTCTCCAAGAAATTCCTTCATTTAAAATCTTATCAGAAACTGCTCCCCAGTTAAGAACAACGCCTCTTTCGCCTGCTTTAACTATCACAAATGGATTAACCATCAATACAAATGCAAGAACTATTACAACACA